AGCTAAAGTCTTTTGATCAAGGCCAATAAACGTCTGGAACATATGGGGCTGGAGCTTGCCGCCAAACTTTTCATCAGCAATACGCTGGGACATCTTGGCCACTTGATCAATAGCATCAGCTTGAGCGCCGTACTTCTCACGCAAAGCTGGGTCTGCATTCACAGCGGCCACAAAGTCTGTGTAGCCTTTGGTCAGTTGTTCAGGAGAACCATTACCAGAAATAGAGTCGCGCAGGCCAAGGATTGGAACAGCCTTTTGAACTTTATCAATGGCCAACCCATATAAACCCTCAATGCGAGGATCTTTCTTGGCGTTGTCTAAGAATGTTTGAACATCAGAAGCAGTTTTAGTCTGATCGCCTGTTATGTCTTGCAGCTTGGTGCTAAAAGTTTTGACTGGCTCAAGGTATGCCGCAACGTCTTTACCCGTTACATTCCCGCCTAAAGCCTTGGCCAGCTGATCATCAGAGATGCCATACTTAGATTGAAGCGCCAGAGCCCCTTTGGTTTTATCTAAGTCGCTGACTGTAGGCGCTGACAAATTCTTGACAATGCTTGCTAGACCAGTATCAAAGGTCTTAAACATATCATCTACGCCGGTTTTATTAAGTCCTGAGTACTTGGCAATTTCAGTAGCATCTAGGCCGTACTTGTTAGCGGCCTGATTGATTACAGCTACTTTGTCAAAGTCAGATTTAGTTTTGTCACCTAAAGTGCTGGTGATAAAACTCTTAATGCCGGTGCCATAGTCTTTAAGGTAGTTATTGACTATGTCTTTGCCGTATAACTTTTCAAGCTCCGCAACAGAAACATTGTTCTTTTGAGCTGTCTCTAAGATGTTGTTAACTTTTTCAAACTGAGTTAATCCCGTATTCCCAAGAACATCAGAAACATAGTTTTGAATAACGTCATCTCGGGATGGTGGAGGTTTAATAACCGCAGGTGCACCAGTTGTAGACGCTCGTTGCTCATACTGCCCGTAATTGGCATAGTGCGTATTGGCATATTGCTCTGGAGTTAGGCCATACGAGTTCTTTGCGTATTCTGCAGCAACATCTGGGTTAGCTAAGAAATAAGCAGGAGTTGCAGGGGCTGTTGGAGGAGGTGGTGTAACAGGGGCTAGTGTTGTAGCCTGAGTTACAGGACGGCCATCTCTATCAATGATAGTGCCGCCGTATGTACGGTACGTCCCATTGCCAAGATCAACAGGCTTTGGAGAACCGCCAGCATTTACTGCACCAGCGCCTAATGATGCAAGACCACCTTCAAGATTGCGTTTACGCTCTTCGTCAATAATCCTTCTTTGTACTGCATTTGGATCGTAGGTAGCTGATTCTGGAGGTTCAAATCCTATGGGTTGATCAAACCCAGTTCCGCCTGTATCGACTGGTTTTTGTGTAACAGGCGTTTGGGGTGGTGGAACACCGGGCGGCTGATAAACGGGCGGTTGAGGCGGCTGATAAGGCGGCTCGTAAATTGGCTCTTGAGGAGGTTGATAAATAGGAGGTTGCGGTGGAATAGGTGGCGGCGTAGTAGCTTGTGGTTCTACTTGTCCAAAATTGATGCCGGCATTACTAAAGTAGTTGCTAACAGTGCCAGCATCATACCCAGTGGCCTGCGACAGTTGCTCTGGCGATACGCCGTACTGTTGAGCTGCATCAGCAATAGCTTGTGGATTGCCTATGTTTGCTTGAACAAAAGAATTAATGTCAGCGTTTGAAAATGCTGGTGCAGCTGGCGCCGTATTTTCAAATACGTCTTCGCCAAATTGTTGTGCAAAATAATCAATAGCCATTATCCGACCTTCCAATTAGTTCCATCAGAGTAAACAGGAACTGCAATAGCTCCGCCAGTTACCACAGTTGCCCCGAATGTAGGAGCTAATGCGTCTGTTACAAAAGACCTTGCACCTTTACCGGATGTAACCGCGCTAGGTAATGTAGCCACTGTGTAGTTAGTCAAAGCAGGGATAATGGCATCTGTCTTTAACTGTTCAAGAATGGCATCAAGCCTATTAAAGTACAGGCGAAGCACGTTGTTTAGCTGGTCTTGGTACTGACGACTGTACTCAATAGGCGCTAATGGCAAGTTGGGTGCGGCAACCTGATTAATCTCAAACTCAGAAATAACAATCATGTGTTGCCCCTTCTGCCGTCTTGTTTGATGTCAATACGGGGACTGCCCAACTGCCATGCACAACCTAACTGATTAGATTCAATCTGAATAATCATCTGACGGCCACGCACCCTAACATAGACCTGACCAGTAAACTGCTCAATCACAGAGGTAGATGTACGGGTTACTGTTGCGTTTGAATTACCACCCAAAGAGATAGGATTGTTATATCCAGAGCCCGAGTTCTGCATGGGAATCAGTGTCATTGTGACCTGGGGGGAAGCCGCAGTAGATCCACGGAATGTAATGTCAGGTAGCATTCTCCAAACAAAACCAAAGTGATCGCCATCATCAATGTCAAACTCAGCAGAACCAATAATAGCGTTGATGGCCGCAGGCGTTCCTGTTTGATTGTCATCGGCACCTTGCTCATGGTTAACAAGGTTATATGAATAAGTTGCCGCCAATGGAAAATCACGTAGGCCAGAATCCAGCCAAGCTGTACGGCCTAGTGTCCCGTATGCCCATACATCTTCTAAATAGTTGTACGTTACATACAAGTCAATTGCAGTGCTGTTCTGTGAGCAATAGAACCACCAAACTTCGTTAAAACCTTCGTTGGTTCCTGCAAACACTTGTGCGGCTTGAGAAGTATTAATGTCTTGAAAAATGTATTGCTTAAGATCACAACGCAAAGTTTGTACACGACCATCATATTTGTAAAACTTATCTACACCCATCCAGTACACCACACCAGAAGCAATAACGGCGGCATTGGGGCTATAGATTGAAATGTTGTCACCCAATAACTGGCTAGACCAAATGACTGGTGGCCCTTGGTACTGAAGCGAATAAATGGCGGAATCAGTCCAGACTACAATTTCTTGACGAGCTTGGACGGCAGTAATGATCTCGGAGCCGTGAGATAGCTGAATACTACCGGCTTGATTTGTGGCGGAAACTGCCCATGTCGTAACAGACTCTTGGTCTGACCAACGAATTAACATGGGATTTAAAACTGAACTACCGTAGTCATCACAACCAAAACAAAACACAAAACGGCTGGTATCTGATACGTAGACAAAATTAACAACTTGTGGAACTTCAGCATCTGCACCCATAAGGCTAGACACCAACACACCCCGTGAAGTTAAGCCGGTTGTTGCATCCCAATAATACAAAGCACCGCCACGGGGATTGAAAATTAAGTCTTCTCCAAAGTTACTTTGACTCCATAGGCGAATGGTACTTAGAGATGTTCCGCCAGTACCCCAAACACCGGAACCCCATGAACCAGCGCCCCATCCAAGCAAAGGAACGGCAATAGCTGGGCCTACATTAATTTGATAGGCCGCTACTACTGCAGCTCCACCACCGGGTGATCCAGCCGCATCTGTTGCATTTGCTATTGCTGTTGCTGTAATTGTGTACGAGTCAACGCTAATAAAAGTAATCTGATATTCAGCATTTAATACAGCAGCCGTAATGTTTCCACCAAGACCAACAGCGCCACTAAAGGTAACAAAATCACCAGTTATTGCGCCATGAGCCGTGTCTGTAACAGTGATAATTGCTGACCCATTTGTAGCTACAAACGGGTTGTTGTTAATTGTGCTGGTAGCCCGAATGGGGGTAATGTCGTTATACGCACCGCCAGACTCAATGTAAAACTTTAAGTTAGTACCTACACCTACAAGGTTTAACCCACCTAATGTGATCCAGTTCCACAAAGAACGGCAAACGCCTTGAAATATAGCGCCAGAAATACGAACCCAGCCGCCAATTTTTTCTGGCGTACCCTGACGAAACCGCATCTTGTCGGATACATACCAGCCATTCTCGGCGGTATAGCGAGTGTTTTCTTTGTTTACACCAGCTTTCAGGGTTAGTTTTTTAAGAGGCATTGGCAGTCCTAAGATAGAAACAGTGCTTTTTCAGCGTCCCTGCGCTTTTTTAGCCCTAGCAGTATTTTGCCACCAGCCATGCAATACAGCAAGAGCGCATCGGCTGCGCCCTCCCAATCACCCCTATTAATTTTCATCCGAATAGAAGAACGCTGAAAAGCCCCCACTCCGGCGTTGAAGGCAAAGCTGACACACGCGTCGAAAGCGCCTTGACGACCAGATAAAGCGGGAGCAAGTCGTAGAACACCACGTTCAGTAGGGCCGACGTCATCCTCGAATAATTTCTCGATCTCTTCTTTAGTCCAGACACGGTTGTCCTCCGGCTTCAATGGCATCTCTTTGCGGATCATAGGCGTTTCTTTGCCCTCTATCCTGACTACAGGCAGGCGGATTTGATCTTGGTACAACACGTGGCCATAACCAATTGTCCAAATATGGGCTGGGCAGAGGTACGGCTTAGTGCGATACCCCTCCCACTGGTGCATCAATTTAGCGCCAGCTTCGCCTAATTTCATTTCTTGCTCCAGCTTCTTGAGCCAAACCAGAAACCAATGATGCCGCCCAACATAGCCATCTCGTCTGTAGAGAAGATAATGTCAGATACACGAATCAGGTCTTCCATGCTCAAGACAAGCCGTGGGTTGCTGTAGACGTAATAGGCGATCCAAGCATTGATGGCGCATAGTTCTAGCACAAAGATGTAAGTCACCATCGGGCGAACCGTACCCACAAAATTAACCACCCAACGACTGGCTTCTTCCATGATTTTCTTGTCGTGGTCATAGGCCGCTACAGTCATCTGTGCGTCTGTTTCCATAGCAATCTGGTCGGTGCGGATCTCTTCCATGCG